GTTCATGGGCACTCATGCCGAAGCAGTTGAGAAGTTGTTGACTCTCAACAAAGACAAGGACACTGCGTGGGCTATTCAGATGAGAAAGGCGTTGAAGAACACTCAAGAGGAGAAATGGGGCAAGGGCGTAAAGCGCCCCGGCCGGTTCTCGCACCCGTGGGATTTTTACAAAGCCGTACCGAAAGTTGTCGTGGCCGAAGTGCAGAAGGTCAAGGCCGGTGAGGAAAAGACCCGCATCATCTACCAGACGCCCGAACTCGTGCGTCTGTTTTTGAAGCCCTACACCGAGCAAATGCACAAAGCTATGATGAACATGCCGGGCGTCATGCTCGGTTTTTCGTGGGTGAGAGGCGGCGCAGACAGGCTCATTCAACTGTTCGTCGCCGAGTTGGGGGTGAGTTCACACGAAGACTTAGTTTGGATTTGTTTTGACATCAGCGGCATGGATCTTGATGACGATTCACGCAAGATCAAAATGTACTACGCCGCGCAATTTGGGCTGGTGCAGGCAGGTGTCGATGTCAACAAAGAAGAGGTGCGGAAACTGTACGAGGGTTGTGTCGAGACCATTGTCGATCGCTACGTGGTCATTGCTCCCGGCACTCTTATCCGCGCTGTCGAAGGGTGGCCCAGTGGAGGAGATGGAACCTCTGATTTTCAGAGCTGGTGGAGTCGTATCGTCCAGAAAGCGATTGCGCGCTACTTGGCGAAGCACGGTGCCAAATATGTTCACAAAGTGTTTGGAGACGACTCCATTGCTGCTGTGCGCAAGACCGATTGGGTCAGCGCATGTGCATCAGCCGGCAGTGAGAAGAAGCTGTTCGCGGAGATCGCTGCGTACGTGAAACTTGAGCTCGGCTTTACCTTGAAGCCTAGCACCTGCGTTTGCGTCGCCGACCCCATTTTCCTGGGTGCCACCATTCGCCACGTCAATGTCAAAGGAACTGACGTGTTCTATCCCGACTTCGGACCAGACAAGTTTTCAGCGATCATGACTTACCCCCGGCACCCGTGTCCTGCAGAGTTGTCTGCACAAGAGTTCTTCCTAGCTCGTGTTCTTGGTGCGAGCATCTGTGCCGCTTGGCAGCACAGCGCCAGCTCGCACTACGCCGCAGTTCTTATGCGGCGCATTGCTTCGCACATCGTCACTCTCAAAGAAAATACGACGAGACACATCGCAGGTGCTGCGATGGATGCTCTGCCTTTAGGCGTTTCTTTGATTGAGGACGAATTGCAATCCATTGAGAAGTACGAAGAACTCCTCAACCCCGACTATTTGTGGCGTCTTTTCACTGGGCGTGACGATGCCAATCCTTTGGTGACGACTGGCGAGTTGTCCAGCGCTGGTGGCGCTGTTGATGACATCTTGTTGTACGAAAACTTGGGCATTGACCTTGAGGATCCCAACGCAAGTTGGGCTGACCAGGCTCAAGCCGAGTTGCCGCCTCGACCAGCTCGTAGCGCAGCTGAGGCTGCCTCCGCCAGAGCACGTACCGAAGAGAGCATGTTCAGTGAGGAAGTCGCGGCCGTTGAGTTTGATCTGGAGCAGTAGTAGACGACGTTCATTTCCGTGTCAGTCCTAGAAAGAGAGTGTGAGATGTAGTTCTGCTCTTTTTAGCCACGCCTTGGTAGAGCGTGCAGACTGCGGCCTGGTGGGAAAGGTGCTGCCAACTTTCACAATCCTAAACACAACCATGAGCAAAAACACACAAACCATCTCCAAGAAAGCGGCAAAGAAAGCTGCACAAGCTGCGGCTGTTCAGTCGCTGTCCTCGAGCAGTCCAGGAGCTGCGTTGGCCCTGGCCGGCGCACAATCGCTCCGTCGTGTTACGAAGAAATCCAAGTCTCCATGGCTGTCCATGCTATCAGGCGCCGCCAAAATGGCCGTTGATCTCATACCCATGGTCGCTCCGTTGTTGCTTGCAAGCCATGCTCCCACGCAAATGGCTGCAGCCCAGAACGGGATCAACATCAGTTCTGGGTCGTCTGTCGGCGCTCCCTTAGCGTCCGCCAGCGGCGCTCCGACGATGGTCGGAGTTTACAACATGAAGCCGATCATGAGCAATGGGAAGGTCATCGGTGTCAAGATCACCGGCATGGACTACCTGGGAGACATTTCTACGACAGCCACCAACCTGGAGGGTGCGGTGCTGTCGACTGTCTCGCTGAATCCCCTTTCGCCGTCATGGAACGGTACCAGATGCCAGAAGATGGCCAGTTTGTACGAGCGTTATTCGTTCAAGAAGCTCGTCGCTATGTACGCACCCAGCTGCGCCGCGACCACTGCGGGCGCGCTGTGCGTTTTCATAGATACTGACCCTACTGACACTGATATCGGTGCCGGCAAGGCAGGTGTTCAGAAGGCTACGGCACACGAAGGAGCTGAAGTCGGTCAGGTGTGGCAGACGCTCATGGCCTGCTACTGTCCCGATTCAGCAACACAAGACTACTACGCGGACCCCAGTGGATCCGATTTGCGTCTCATTTCGCCCGGCAACCTCACCGTCGTGGCCACAACCGATCTACCGGCTGCGACTTACGGTGCGTTGTATGCCATGTACGAGATTGATCTCAAGATTCCTCAGCTCGAAGTTGTCGGGCTTGGAACCGTATGGGGGTGGCTCAAGAACACCGCCACAGGAATCACAACTGCCATCCCTATGGGCACTGGTCAGTACAGTGATCTTCTTGCGGCAGGCAACCTCACGGGCTACTATCTCTCGAATGGCACAAACTACGTGTTCACAGGTTGGCCCCCTGGGCAATACCTCATCTCGTGGAGAGTCACGAGCGTGGCTTCCGCACCTGCTGTGTTCACGACTGACAACGTGAATTACACGCAGAACTCTGGCTCAGGCACGTCGATTGCCACGACTGGCAACGGCATGCTTTTGCTGCAAGTCAAATCAGACACAAAGGGCAACTATTCTCTTGGCAACTTCTACATCACGACGACGACTAACGCTCCCACTACGCTTTGGCTGTATGTGGCGATGTTTGACCCTTCGTTCGCCATGTCGACGCCCAAGAAAATGACACTGCAAGATTACGAGAGTGAGCTGCGCGACGTCAAAGTCCAACTAGCACAGCTTCAACTTCGTATGCAGCGAGGCCCAGGTGTCACACCTGACAGCACAGGCCGCTGGGAGCGGCCTGCAGGCGGCACCACGGACGCAGGGTTCACTGGCACGGGCTGGTGATCTCATGCAAAGTTTACGCACGAAGGCAGGAGTACTTACAGATTGAGTCCCGGTGGAT